GACTGGGCCGAGAGGCTGGTGGCCGGGCAGTCGATCATCCCGCCACCGATCTATCCCGTTCAGGCCCAGGAGGCGCTGGCGGTGTTCAAGCAGCTGCGTATCGTCGATGCGCCCGGCAGCCCGACCCTTGGTGAGGCATGCGAGTCATGGGTTTTCGACTTCGTCGCGGCCATCTTCGGTGCATACGACGCTGAGACCGGGCGCCGGCTGATTCGCGAAGTGCTGATGCTTATCCCCAAGAAGAACAGCAAGTCCACGCTGGCGGCTGGGATCATGGTGACCGCGCTGATCCTGAACTGGCGCGTGTCGGCTGAGATGATCATCCTGGCGCCGACGGTGGAGATCGCGAACAACGCTTTTGCTCCAGCGCGGGACATGATCAAGGTCGATGACGACCTGTCCGAGCTATTCCATGTGCAGGACCATGTGCGCACCATCACCCATAGAACGATGGGAGCCACCCTGAAGGTGGTTGCCGCAGACAGTGAAACTGTCGGTGGCAAGAAGGCGAGCTGGGTTCTGATCGACGAGGAATGGCTTTTCGGCAAGCGGCCAAATGCTGAGGCGATGTTTCGCGAGGCTGTCGGTGGGTTGGCCTCAAGGCCTGAAGGGATCGTCATCAAACTGACGACTCAGTCCGACGAGCCACCGGCTGGCGTGTTCAGACAGGACCTGCAGCGCATGCGGGACGTGCGCGACGGAAAGATCCTGGATCCCCAGTCGCTGCCCGTGCTGTACGAGCATCCCCCGGAAATGGTCAGCGCAGGTGATCACCTGAAGCTGGAGAACATGCCGCTGGTGAACCCCAATTTCGGGGTCTCTGTGGACTCGGAGTTCCTGCGACGTGAGTACGAGAAGGCCGACCAAGCTGGAGAGCATTCACTGCGGGGCTTCTTGGCCAAGCATGCCAACGTCGAGGTAGGGCTGAACCTGCGCTCGGACCGCTGGGCCGGAGCTGACTTCTGGCTGCAGCAGGCCAAGCCGGAACGCGTGGCAGCACTGGATGACTTGCTACAGCGCTGCGAGGTTGTCACCAGCGGAATCGATGGCGGCGGCCTCGATGACCTTCTGGGTCTGGTTGCTGTCGGACGTGAGCGCGGAACGCGAAAGTGGTTGGCCTGGGCCCACGCATGGGCGCATGAGATCGTCCTGCAGCGCCGCAAGGACATTGTCACCAAGCTTCAAGAGTTTGAGGCGGCAGGCGACCTGACAATTGTGAAGCTGCCGGGACAGGATGTTGACCAGGTCGCTGATGCGATCTGCAAGATGAAAGCAGCAGGACTGATGCCGGAGGAGAACGCCATCGGCGTTGATCCGGCAGGCATCGGTGCGATTGTCGACGAATTGACCACGGAGTCCCGCGGGGTCGATCTAAAGCAGATCGTAGCGGTGTCTCAGGGCTGGAAGCTCAATGGCGCCATCAAAACGACCGAGCGCGCCTTGGCCGGTGGCGACCTGATCCACGCCGGCCAGCCGCTTATGGCGTGGTGCGTTAGCAATGCAAAGGTGGTTCCTGCCGGGAACGCCATCACGATCACCAAGCAGGTCAGCGGCACGGCAAAGATCGACCCGCTGATGGCGCTGTTCAACGCGGTTTCGTTGATGGCACTCAATCCATCTGCTCGTGGCCCCTCCGTGTACGAGAGCCGCGGCATCAGATTCCTATAAGGAACCACATGTCTCGTTTCAATGCCGAAGCCCTGGCGTCTCTGGACCGGTACTGGAACCCGCCAGCGGCCACTGAGTCGCCTTCGACGCCTGGCGCGCGCGCTGAGGCCGGTCACTTCTCCGGGATGAATGATCCCGCCTTGCTGGATTTCATGCGGTCCCGTGGTGGTCATGGCGGTGGCAGCTTCCAGCTACGCAACATGGCGGTGCTGAGGTGCCTATCCCTGATCTGCGGGACGATCGGCATGCTGCCGCTGAACCTGGTTGAGTCGGGCGGTAAGAAGCGGATCGCGACTGAGCACCCCGCGCACCGCCTGCTTAAGATCAAGCCGAATCCGTGGCAGACGCCGTTGGAGTTCAAGCGGCAGATGGAGCTGGCCCGCCAACGCCACGGCGATGGTTACGCGAGAATCATCTGGTCCGCCGACCGGCCTATCCACCTGATACCGCTGGACTCCCTCGCGGTTCGCGCTGAGCTCGGCGACGACTGGCGGATGATCTACCGGTACAACAGCAAGAAGCGCGGCGAGGTAATCCTCAAGCAAGAGGAGGTTCTCCACATCCGGGATCTGTCCGTGGATGGCGTGACCAGCCTGTCCAGAATGAAACTGGCAGACCGGGCCATCCGCCTGGCACTGGATGCGGAACATGCAGCGAGCCGGATCTTTGAGACCGGCAACATGGCTGGCGGCGCCATCGAGGTGCCGAATGCGCTCAGTGACGTGGCGTATGAGCGGATGCGTAACTCCCTCGACACAGAGTATGCCGGTGCTGCTGCCGCGCAGCGCTGGATGCTGCTGGAAGAGAACGCCAAGGCAAACAAGTTCGGCAGCACCGCGCAAGAGGCCCAGCACGTCGAGAACCGCAGCGCGCAGGTGGAGGAAGTGGCCAGGCTGTACGGCGTTCCACGCCCGCTGCTCTTCCTGAGTGACACCAGTTGGGGCACAGGCATCGAGCAGCTGGGGATCTTCTTCCTGCAGTACACGATGTTGGAGCACTTTACCAACTGGGAGCAGGCCGTCGCGCGTTCGCTGATCGCCGAGCGGGACCTGGAGCGCTTCCAGCCGAAGTTCAATGTGCGGGCGCTGATGCGCGGCACGCTCAAGGATCAGGCGGAGTTCTTCAAGGCCGCTCTCGGCTCGGGCGGCACGGCGCCGTTCCACACGCAGAACGAGGTCCGCGACCTTCTCGACTATCCGGAATCGGATCAGCCCGGGGCCAACGACTTGGTCAACCCCATGACACAGAAGGGAAAGAGCAATGAGCCTTCGGCAGCTGCCTGAAATCCGAGCCGAGCGACGACTCGGCGCCGCCCAGTTCGACATGCGTCCCGACGCCCTGGAGCGCTGGGAGCCCGAAGTACGGGCCGCCGGCAACGACGCGAATAGCATCTCGATCTATGACTCCATCGGCGAGAACTGGGAGGGTACTGGCGTCACCGCCAAACGGATCAGTGCTGCCCTGCGAGCGATTGGCGATAAAGACGTGGTGGTGAACGTCAACTCGCCCGGTGGCGACTTCTTCGAAGGCGTTGCGATCTACAACCTGCTGCGTGAGCACCCCGGCCGTGTAACCGTGCAAGTCATGGGCCTGGCTGCCTCGGCCGCGTCGGTGATCGCGATGGCTGGCGACGAGATCCTTATGGGCGACGGGTCGTTCCTGATGATCCACAACGCTTGGGCAGTGGCCATCGGCAATCGCCACGATATGGCTGACGCAGCAAAGCTGCTGGAGCCGTTCGACGCAGCCATGGCCAACGTGTACGCCGCCCGCACCGGTATCTCCGAAGCCGAAGCTGCCCGGATGATGGACGAAGAGACCTGGATCGGCGCCGCCCAGGCGGTAGACGAAGGCTTTGCCGATGGCCTTCTGGACGGGGCAGCCGCGACTAAGGATTCCAAGCAGGCATCTGGTGGGCGCAAGGCCTTGGCCTTGGTCGAGGCGGCAATGGCGAAGGCTGGGCACTCCCGTTCCATGCGACGCGACACCCTGAAGTCACTGTTCAACGGCAAGCCGAGCGCTGCCGGATCCGCTACGCCGAGCGCTAGCGACAACGAAACCTCGGCCCTGTTGCAGGGCCTTCTCGACAACCTCAGAGCCTAAAGGGCCGACACATGACCAAGATGACCCACGGCCGCATCCGGCGCGGCCTCGTTTCCGTGCACGCCGACGGTGGCAACCAGCCGGACGTCAAAGCGCTGGTGGAGAGCCTGAACAAGGCGTTCGCCGACTTCAAGGCCGAGCACAACAAGCAGCTGGACGAGATCAAGAAGGGCAACGCTGACGCGCTGCAGGCCCTGAAGGTCGACAACATCAACGCCGATATCACCCGCCTGCAGGCGGCCGTGGACCAGGCCAACACCCAGATGGCCGCGTTCCAGATGGGTGGCGGCAGCGCCGGCAGTGGTGTTGTCGATGCCGAATACACCGAGTCGTTCCGCGCCCACTTCCGCAAGGGTGAAGTGCAGTCCGCCCTCAACAAGGGCGCCGCCGACGAGGGCGGCTACCTGGCGCCGGTTGAATGGGACCGCTCGATCACCGACCGTCTGGTGATCGTTTCGGACATGCGTCAGCTGGCGAACGTCCAGCCCTGCTCGGGTGCAGGCCTGACCAAGCTCTACAACACCGGTGGCACGTCCTCGGGCTGGGTGGGCGAGGAAGATGCGCGCCCGGAAACGGCCACGTCCAAGCTGCGCCCCCTCAGCTTTGGCTGGGGCGAGATCTACGCCAATCCGGCCGCGACCCAGCAGCTGCTGGATGATGCCGAAATCGACCTGGAAGCCTGGCTCGCCGGTGAAGTGGAGCTGGAATTTGCCCGCCAGGAAGGCGATGCCTTCTTCTCGGGCAACGGCGTCAACAAGCCGTTCGGCATCCTGACCTACGTGGAAGGCGGCGCCAACGCGGCCAAGCACCCGTTCGGCGCTATCAAGGCTGTAAACAGCGGCGTGGCTGCCGGCATCAACGGCGACAGCATCATCGACCTGGTGTACGACCTGCCGTCGGCCTTCACGGCCGGCGCGAAGTTCTCGATGAACCGCAAGACCCAGGGCACGGTGCGCAAGCTCAAGGACGGGCAGGGAAACTACCTGTGGCAGCCGTCGCTGGTGGCCGGCCAGCCCTCCACCCTCGCCGGGTTCCCGGTGCAGGATGTGGCGGCGACGCCGGACGTGGCCGCCAACGCTATCGCCATGCTGTTCGGCGACTTCAAGCAGACCTACACGGTGTACGACCGCAAGGGCGTACGGGTGCTGCGCGATCCGTACACCAACAAGCCGTACGTGATGTTCTACACCACCAAGCGCGTGGGCGGCGGCGTGCACAACCCCGAGCCGATGCGTGCCCTCAAGATCGCCGAGTAATCGGGCCTACAGCGACCGGGCGGCATAGCGCCGCCCGGTTTCCATTTTCTGATCTGGGAGCCGCAATGGCCAAATTCATCAAGCCCTTCCGTGGAGTGCCGGAAGGCGAGATCTACCCTGTCCAGTTCGTTGCCGGTGAATCGTGCCCGCCCGAGCTGGAAGCCGGCGCGCTTTCGGTCGGCGCGATCACGCTGAGCCCGGCGCCTGCGACGATCCTGCTGGGATCGGATCTGCAGCCTGCACAATTCCATTTCGAAGAGGGTGTCGAGGTCCTGCTCGGCGACGTGGTTGCGCTCGCGCATCGCTCTTCGGGCCTGTCCGCCGAGGACTGGAACGCGCTGAGTGCGGCCACGCGCGAATCGGCAATCGCCGAAGTGGTGCAGCGCCTTTCGGCGGAGGCAGACGAGAAGAAGGCCGCTGCCGCTGCTGCGGCCGTCGCTCCAACCGCGGCTGCAGGTGTAACGCCATCTGACGACAAGGCCGCTCTGATCGTGAAGCTGGAGGCGGCGAGCATTCCCTTCGACAAGCGCTGGGGCGTGGAGAAGTTGGCTGCTGCGCTGGCCGAGGGCAAGAAGGACTGATATGGCCATCGTCTCTATCGCACAGGCCCGCTCGCACGTGCGGGTGGAGGCGGACTATCCCGTGGAACAGTTGCAGGATGCTATTGCCGGCGCAATCGACGCCGCGCAGGCGTACCTCAATCGCAGGGTCTACGAGAGTGCCGATGACCTGGCCGCTGCGAGGGCACTGTACCCGGCATCAGTGAGGGAGGCAGCTGCTGCCAGGGACCAGGCCTTGGCCGAGGCGGTTTTCATCGAGAGCGACGAGGAGCGCGCAGCGACCATTCGGATTGCGAAAGTTGCGTATCAGGACGCCGTGCAGGCCGCTGAGGCAAGCGTCCACGGGGCGGTCGTCAACCCCAGCATTGTCTCGGCGGTGTTGCTCACTATCGGCCATCTGTACGCGAATCGGTCAGACGTGGTCGTTGGAGCTACGGCGGTGGAGCTTCCCCTGGGCGCCAGGAGTCTCCTGCGCCCTTATCGACGGGTGATGATGCCATGACGCTTCAAGATGGGGACCTGCAGCATCGCATCCGATTTGAGCGCAAGACCGTGACGCGCGACCAGCTGGGCGGTCCGGACAAAGCGACATGGGTTGAGGTCGTGTCCATCTGGGCGAAGGCGATCAACAACCTTGCAGCGACAACGGAGGCTGTGGCTGCAGGTGCGGAGCGCTATAGGGAGCAGGTGCGGTTCGATATCCGGCCGAGAAACGTTGATCCGCAGTGGCGAATCGTGTTCCGGGGTCGGAACTTCGACATCAAGAGTATCGCCCCTAGCAATGACGGCAGTGAGATGGCGATCATCGCCGTGGCGGGGTTGACCAATGGCTGAGCAAGTAACCATCAGCGGTCTGGAGGGGCTCTTGCGCTCGCTACGCGAGGCACCCAAGGCAATCCAAGGCCGGGCCGTGCAATCCGGAATGCGCAAGGGCGGAAACATCATCAGGGATGACGCAAGGCGCAGGGCACCGAGAGCATCGGGGTTCATGGCCTCGCAGATCGTCACCCGCCGGGCCAATGCCAAGACGCGGCAACGAGCCGGCGTCGGGCAGGGCGGAGAGTATTTCACCATTGGGGTGAAGACTGGCCGCCGTCGCAAGTTCGCCAACACCAAACGAAACCGGCGTAAGGGCCGCGCTGGGAAGGTCTACCAGGAAACGGGGTGGGCTTACTACTGGCGCTTTGTTGAGTTTGGGACGAAGAAGATGCGGGCCTCGCCGTTCTTGACGCCCGCTGGCGAATCCAAGGGCCCGGAGGCTGCACAGGTGGTCATCGACGAGACTTGGTCGGCACTCGAAAAGCAACTGATGAAGGATGGCTGGCGATGATGGTTCCCCTGGTTCAATCGCTGCTGCAGGGTGCTGAAGAAGTCCGGCGGCTTCTCGGCGATCCCGTCAGGCTGTGGCCTGGCAGTGCGCCCCAAGATACGGAGCTTCCCTACGCGACGTGGAATGTGGTCGGCGGCTCACCCACTGCGATGCTGTCCGAAGCGCCACCGGCCGACGGATGGCGTGTCCGGCTGACCGTATGGGGTGACAGCCTCAGTCAGGCCAACGGCGTGGCCGTTGCCATTCGCGACGTGGTCGAGCGCGTGGGCAGCATCGAGTCGTACAACCCGACGCCCGATAGCGATGACACCGACGCGATGGGCATTTCCTTCGACGTGCGGCTGCTGCAGCTGCGCTGATCCACGCAATAGCAACCCAGCGGCCCCGCAAGGGGCCTTTTTCATGCCCGGCGACGGGCGCATCACAAGGAAATCCCTATGGGACAGGTAATCAAGTCGAAGCATTCGCAGCTGTTCGTCGCCATCGCCCTGACCGAGGTCATAAAGGTGACCCGCCTGCGCTCGGTCGGCTTCCCCGATGGCCAGGCGTCGGAGATCGATATTTCCGACTACGACGATGACTGGGATCAGTTCGTTGCTGGCCGCAAGCAGACCGGCAGCACCAGCATCGAGATCATCTACGACAGCGTCGATCACGAGAAGATCGAGAAGCTGCATGAGACCGGCGCGAACGTGAACTGGCTGGTGACGGCACCTCTGAGTGAGACGGAGGGCGTCGCCAAGCCGGTGGCGGTGGCCGGCAAGATCACGCCGCCGACCACGGTGCTCTCCAAGCAGTTCGATGGGTTCGTGCAGAACTTCGCGGTGACCAGCCAGGACAACGATGTCTGGAAGGCAACGATCACCATCCGTGGTTCGGGTGCGGTCAAGACCAACCGGCCCGCCGCCGGCCCGTAAGTGTCGGCAACGGCTTGCAAACGAATGGCCCGCTGCGGCGGGCCATTTCTCTGACGGGGCGCGCGGAAACTCCGTGTGTTAGCCGTGCGCGGCCCGCGCGCCCTGTCGCCATTCAAGGAAACGGCCAATGAGCAAGACCAACGAAACCACCGAAGCCCAGCCGGAGCAGCGCAGCAGCATTCTGCAATCGTTCACCAGCTTGGGAATGTTCGCCTCCAAGGACGTGCATGCAGACACGATCACCTTGCCCAACGGCCACAAGGCCCAGTTCCACGTGCGCGAACTGCCGGATGCCGAGTTCCGAAAGCTGTGGGGTGAAGCGGATCGCGCCAAGCTGATCGCAGCAACCATCTGCGACGAGGACGGCAAGCCCGTCATGGACGAGGCGCAGGCCGCCCAGCTCAAGCCGCTGGTGGCTGCGGAGCTGCAGCGCGTGGCCATGAAGCACTCCGGGTTCGGTGACGAGGCCGCCCAGGCCCAGGCAGACGCGGGAAACGGATAAGGCAGCGTGGCGAGGACTGGTTCTGGAGAGTCCTCGCCTGGCACCTGCGTCGCACGGTGTCAGACCTGCAGGCGACCATGTCCCGGCGCGAGTTTCTGGAGTGGTGGGAGTTCCACAAGCGGAACCCCATCGACCCCGTCAGCCTCCATCTCAAGCCCGCTGCCTTCGCCGCGTACATCACTGCATCGCATAGCCAGGCCGGCACCAAGCGAGATTTCCAGCATTACCTGGATGCGCTGGTGCCGCGTTCCGACGATGACGAGGCGCATGACTGGTTTGAATCACTTGGATGATCCATGGCCGAAACCTTCGGGCGCTTCTCGGCGCTCCCCATTGGCCCTCTGCTCGCTGCGCGCGACGGGGGCCTGACACTCGCCACGACAGCCGCCGCCAACGGCGCCAGGTGCGCGCGGTCCGACTTCGCGCTGGGTAGCGGCACGGTAGGGGTGGAGTTCGCCGTGTGGGGCGATGACGCGCTCGCCGCGGTCGTGGGGTTTGTAACCCCGGCCGCATCGCTCAGCCAGTCGCCGGGTGCCAACGCCAACGGCATTGGCTGGGAGCTGGCTACCGGGCGCCTGCTGCAGGGTATCGGCGCCATCGCCACCGGCCTGCCTGCCGTACTTCATGGCGATATCGTTGGGCTGCGCATCGCTTTCGGTAGCCCGTCGCGCCTGCAGCTGTACGTTAACGGCGCAATGGTCCACCAGCGCGATCTATTGCTCAGCGGTCCGTTGCACTTCGCTGCGGGGTTGGCCGCCACCAAGGCCGGGGGCTTGTGCGTGGCGGTGAACGCTGGCCAGTGGGCACCGCGAAGCGAGGCAGCAGCTGCCGGCTGGCGGCTGGATGCTGTGACCGTCGCCCCAATCCGGCTGGCCGACGCTGATTGGCTCAGTGCCCCGGGCGACAGCCCTGCCAACGCACGATTTGAGGGGCTGATTGCCGAGGGCGTCAACCTGGTGCAGGAGCTGAGCTTCTGGCCGTGGGGTGGCGACCCGGTGTCGCAGACGGCCGCGGCACAGTGCGTCGTTGCCGACGCAGAGGGGCTTCTGGACGCCATGGCGCTGTCGGGTGCCTCGGGCGAGCCGGTGCGGATCCTGATGGTGGATGAATCGGGGATGCTGGCCGACGCGGCGCCGGTGTTCCGCTGCGCGATCGATCAGATCGAGATCAACGACGACGGCAGCAAGACCTTGCACCTGCGGGATGCCCACGACTACCTGGGGCTGACCTTGAACCGCGGGGTATTCCTCCCCAACGTCGAGTCGCTGGCCTGGAAGCCTCAGCCGGTGGTGATCGGCGCCGTGGCCAGTGTTCCGGCGGCAGGCGGCAACTCGGACGCTACGGCGATGTTCGTCGCGGATGGGCGCGTCTACCTCGACGCGGTGATGGACCGTGGCGACCAGATGGAGGCGGGCACGTTCAGCGTATCGCCGGATGGCCAGCAGCTTCTGATGAAGTCGCCGCCGGTAATGCCGGTGGTGGCAGACATGTCCAGCATCGGGCCCGCCATGGCACCGGCCACGCTCGCTGCTGCTGTCGCGGATGTGATGGGCCGCCTAGGGAGTGGGGCATGGTCTCTGGCCGATTGCCAGGCGGTGGATGCTGCCACCGGCTATGCCGGGATCGGCTACTACGCAGGCTCGGCGGTCACCGGCCGCGACGCGTTGAACGCGATGCTCCCGAGCTTCGGCACTGGCTGCTATCAGGACGCAACCGGTGTGCTGCGGTTTGTCCGCGTTGTGGCGCCAGAGGCGTTTACCGGCCCGATGGCGTTTGAGCTGTCTGAGGCGGACATGGCAACGGACCTGATTGGAGTCCCTGATGACGCTCCGAACCTGACGCGACGGATGGCCTATCGCCCCAACGCCCAGGCCTTGGGGGCGTCGGACCTGGTCACCGACGTGGTTGACGTGCCGCAGGCGCGGCGCGACGAGTTGACCGCCCTGTACCGCGGGCAGGTGTACGCAGCCGGCCCGCTGGACGCGCACTACCGCCGGGCCGATGCGGCTGATCCGGTCATATCGCTGTTTTGGCGTTCTCTCGATGCCCAGGCCGAGATCGACCGGGTGGTGGGCATCTACCGGCAGCAGCGTTTCTTCTACCAGTTCACCGTGCGTGGTGACCAGCAGTTGGCGCCGCTGCCTGGACAGGTCGGGCGCCTGACATACGGCCGCTACGGCTTGGCCGACGGCAAGCCGGTACTGGTTCGCCGCGTGGAGCGGAACCCTGCCACAGGTGATGTGGTGATGACGGTGTGGGGGTAGCAGCGTGCTCATCGGATTTGGAATGCCGGCGGTTACGACTGCCACCCTCACCGGCGGAACCTGGCTCACGTCCGATCAGGGCTCGGCCTTGTTCGACGGCAAGCCGGGGCGTGCATCGCGCATCCGGCGCACGGGCTCCCTCGCGATCACAGTCACGCTCGCGCAGGCCATCGTGCCTGGCATCGTGGCTGTCCTCGGCCTGAGCGTGCCGGCCGGTGTGCAGGTGCGTGCCGTTGGCGCGGTTGCTACGACCATCAGGCTGCCGGATGGCAGCGTCTGCGCCTGGCTCTTTCCGCAGGGAACCGCAGCGGTGTCGGTGGTGTCGGTCGAGGTCGTCACGACGGACACCAACGTCGACATAGGGGAGATCGCAATCTTCCGGGCGGTCGATGTTGGAATCAGCGACGGCTGGGGCGTGGTGCTGGTCGATAGCAGCGCCCACACCAGGACCAAGGGCGGGCAGTTGAACACGGTGGATGGTGCGCTGTACCGGCGCATGACGTGCAACCTGTCCGGAAGGGCTACCGAGATTGTGCGCGGCGGCGGTCTGGCTGGTGGTGTGGACTGGGAGACTGTCGCTGCGGCGATGGCCGGGCGTCGTCGGTCGTGCGTGGTTCCCCAGTACAGGGACATGGCTACGAAGGCGTTCAGCGCGATGCTCGCGGCGCGCTCGGCCATCTATGGCTACCCGATCCAGCTGCCGAGCGCCGAGAACATCAGCCGCAACTACTTCTCCGGCACCATGGAATTTGAGGAAATCCCGGCGTAGCTGGCATGATCCCGACAAATATCGGGAGGTTCCATGAAGAACGGAAATTGGTTGCCACTTTTGCCGGTCATCGCAATGGCTGGATGCTCCAGGGCTGAGGAGGATGGGGCGAAGACGGCTTTTCTGAACTGTGTGTCGGCGATTCAAGCCGCCTCAACTATCCCCGCTGCCACAAATGTTCCTCTTGTGAAGGACTTTGGCAGCGGAGAGGAGCACTACTTTGCGTGGCCAGAGGGGTCAGGACTTTCTGTCGCCCAGCGGCACCGAACCCGCGACACGGACTCGGGATCTTGCATTACTGATGGATCGGGGGTGGTCACTTCGCTGACCATCAACGGTGCCGACGTACCACTCAGATAGCCCGATTTCGAGAGCCCGAAGCCCGCCATGAGCGGGCTTTTTTTTTGAGAGAGATCATGAGCCTCTATACCTTCACCGTTGACCTGTTGCTGAAGTCGGGCTCATTTGAGCGCGATAGTGGAAAGGCGGCGCGTATGGTCAAGCGCGACATGGCAACAATCCAGTCGGCGATGTCTGAGGCGGCTCAGCGCGGGGCCGACCAAGTGGCTTCCGGTTTCCGGCGAGTGGCATCCGAGGCCATTGGGATGACCTCGGCTCTGGCTACTGCAAAAGCGGTGATCGGCAAGGCTGATGAATGGACGAACCTGAACAACCGGCTTCGGCTTGTAACCAAGGACCAGGTCGCGTTCATTGCCGCACAGCAAAACGTAATCCAGATCGCCAAGGCTACCCGTCAGCCGCTAGGGGCTACCGCTGAGCTCTACCAGCGCATCGCGATGAACCAGGAGGCGCTGGGGCTTTCCGGCTCCGGCCTGGCGCGGGTGGTCGAGACCATCAGTAAGACCATGGTCATCAGCGGCAGCAGCGCTGCCGCGGCAGAAGGCGCGCTGGTCCAGTTGGGGCAGGCGTTTGCCTCGGGCACACTGCGTGGTGAAGAACTGAACTCGGTGCTTGAGGGCGCGCCGGCACTTGCTCAGGCCATTGCCAAGGGGCTGAACGTTCCGATAGGCAAACTGCGGGAGCTGGGTCAAGCCGGTCAGTTGAGCGCCGATCAGGTTGTCAAAGCGCTCCAGCAGCAGGCCTCTGCAGTTGATGCTGACTTCGGCAAGATGGCTGCGACGGTTGGGCAGTCGATGACCCAGCTCAACACCAATCTTTCGGAAATGATCGGTCGCGCCGATGAGGCCACAGGGGCATCGCAGTCGCTTGCAGCGGGAATTGGTCTTATTGGCAACAACCTTCAGGCTGTAGCCGTCGCGAGCGCGGCATTCGCATCTGGACCGCTTCTCAAGAGTCTTCTGGCGCGCGTAGCGGCCGCAAATGCAGGGGTTGTCGCTGACAGGGCGTCCGCAGCGCAGAGCGTAGCAGCCGCACAACAACTCGAGCTTCGAACCCGTGCCGCCATGCTTGATGCTCAAGCGGAGGTGCGTCGCGCAGCGGCTATCGGCGGCAGCGTGTCCATCAGTTCCAAGGCCGCCGCTGCGACCTTGGAACATCGACAGGCCGTCTTGTTGCTTGCGCAGGCCCAGGGGCAGGCTACGGTGGCCAATGCCAGTTGGGTAGCGCGCGCTGGCGCATCGACCCTAGCTCTGCTGGGTGGGCCGGCCGGGATCGTAACAATGCTGGCCACCGCCGCGGCTGGCTGGCTGATCTTCCGCGATAACACCGATACCGCCTCCGCAGCGCTCATCGACTTTGGCGGCGCTGCCGACACGGCTATTGAAAAGTTCCGCGAGCTCAATCGGCAACAGCAGGCGGGCGAGATTCTGCGGCTCCAGAAGGAGATCGACGCAAACTACCGCACCATCACCGGTTCCATCACCGAAATGGTTGCGGCGGCTACGAACTTCTCCACTGCAGGCCAGGCGTCAGCTTTCATCAAAGAAACGGAGCGCTTGGACGCGGCGTTCAAGGCCGGCAAGATCAGCGCAGATGACTTCGCCAGCGGGCTCGACACAGCTTGGCAGGCAATGCTCGACGGTTCGCCTGCCGCCGCATCCGTGGCGAAGGCTCTCACCGAGGAGACCGCCGCCGCAGCGACAGCAGGAAGGGAGGTCGACCGCAAGCGCGCAATTCTCGACGCTTTCACGGGCAGCAGAGCTCAGGCAAAGAGCGCAACCGACTCGCTGTCGGGGTCGTTCGACGCGCTGGGGGAATCGGCCGGCACGGCCGGCAAGCGGATTGCCTCAGCGATGCAGTCTCTTCCTGGGCAACTGGCCCGGGTGGGTAAGAGTGCGGCCGAGGTTGCAAAGCTGGATGTGGGCGACTGGTTCAAGGAAGCCCAGGCTAGTGGCGTCGACTTCTCCAAGCGTGACGATCCGAAGGTCAAGCAGTACATAGAGCAGGGCGCCAAGTACATCCGCTTGCAGTCAGAGCTGGCGTCCGCTCAAGAAAAGTTCACCGAGTCCCGCAAGGCCGCATCCGCTGCAGAACGTGCTGGCGCGAAGGATCGCAAGGCCGATGCCGATGCGGTCAAGCGCTATGGAGAGCAGGCGGCAATGGCTGCCGCGACCATGGCTGGTCCGCTGGCTGAGGCAACCGAGCGCCAGAAACAGCTTGAGGACCAGCTGAAGGAGGCCCTCAAGGGGGGCCGCATCGAGCGATCGGCGTACAACGTGCTCGTGCTGGAATCGCAGAAGGCGCTGCAGCAATCCAGCGCTGAGATCCAGAGGGCGTTGGCCAGTCCGGAATCGCTGGTTGCGACGATGGACGCCGAAGTTGCCATGTTGGGCAAGGTGGGCAGGGCTCGGGAACTGTCGCGCCGGCAGATGATGAACGAGCGCGACATGCGGCAGGAGCTGCAGCGGGCCGTGGAGGCAGCAGGCAGCAAGGAAGCCCTGGCTTTGGCCAAGGGGGTGGCCAGCTACGAGGCCTATGAGCGGTCGATGCTGGCCGCCGCCGATGCATCCGCTGCGCTTTCGATCCAGGTGGAGGAGGCTGCAGCCAAGGCCGAGGCATGGGCAAACGTCGTTCTCGATGGCGTGGATGGCGCTGCCGACGCAATGGCCGACTTCGTGGCCAGCGGGCTGCGGGACTTCAACGGTCTGTGGGACGACCTGAAGGATGTAGCGAAGCAGGGCCTGCGTGACATTGCTCGCGAGCTTCTCCGCCAGAAGCTGGTGATCCCGATCCAGACGCAGATCATGAACGGGATCAACGGGCAGGGTGGTGGATTGAGCCTGCAAAGCATCATGGGCCTGTTCGGCGGCAACGGATCTGCTGCAGGTGGGCAGAACCTGAGCAGTGTGGCGGGGCTGCTTTCGCAGGGGCACGGCCTGTTCGGTGCAGCGACTGGCGCCGCGAGCAGCGGTGTCAGCGCCGGCAGCTTGATGGGCTTCGGCAACAACATCGCCGCGTTCGCAGGCGGTGGCGCATCGGCGGCCGGTGGTACGGCTGCCGCCGGCGCCGGTGCCGCATCGTCTGCGGCTGCGGCGGTCCCGATCATCGGCTGGATCGTGGCCGGCATGATGAAGAACGCCGAACTGTTCGACCAGGGCTGGAACATTTCCAACGGTGAAAGCTGGGCTGGCAAGATTGCCACGGCCGGTGCAGTGGGGCTGGCGGACAAAGGATTCCGCGGGCTCGGGTTCAACGACAAGGTTGCCTCGATCCTGTCGGGGTCCAGCATCCACGCCAAGCTGTTCGGCCGCAGCACTCCCAAGGTGACCGGCCAGGGCATCACGGGTGATTACGGGTTTGGCGGGTTCAACGGCCAGTCCTACGCCGACATCAAGGCCAAGGGCGGTTTGTTCCGCAGCGACAAGAAGTGGACGCAGTACGCGGCGTTGGATCCTGGCATTGATCGGACGTTCGACATGGCGGCGCGGCAGGTTCGCGGCGCGGCCACTGACCTGGCCAAGCAGCTCGGCGTGGACCTGTCCGGGCAGCTGGCCGGGGTCAAGGTGTCGCTGGGCAAGCTGCAGCTGTCGGCGGACTCGGCCGAGGCGAAGGCGCAGCTGGAGGCCTATCTGGCCGACATGACTGATCGCTTGTTCACCGAGGCAGTGAAGGCGGCGGGCTTCGGTGGGCAGCTGGACGGCTACTTCGAAGCTTCTGACGTGTTCACGGCGTTGGGTGCCTCCATCGAACTGGCTGTGGGCAATGCTGACCAGCTCGGCCGCGCGCTGAATGGGCTGGAGATCGAGAAGGTCAACAAGGCCGTTGACTACTTCCAGGATCTGGCCGGCGTGGCCGGCACGGACCTGGCCACCCAGGTGCAGAAGGTGACCGGGCTGCTCGGCAACTACGCCACGCTGATGGCCGATGTGTCGACCCAGCTTCTGACCGGCGACCTGTCCAGCTACCAGCAGCAGGCGCTCAGCATCGAGCGGACCTATCGCCAGCAGGTGAAGTCGGCCAACGACTACGCCAAGGCGCTGGGCCTGTCCGGGGCACGTGCTGAGGATCTGGCCAAGATCGAAGCCCTGCGTGCCATGAACATGGGAAAGCTGCAGGCGCAGATCGACAAGGACAAGAAGGCCATGCAGTACGGCCTGTCCATCAGCGATCTGTCGCCCCTGACGGACCAAGAGAAGCTCAGCGAGGCGATGAAGGAGCTGGAGCGCGCCGTGTCCGGCGGCGACACCAGCGCGGCGCAGGCGGCCGCTCAGGCCGCCCTGGGCTTTGGTCGGAACCTTTACGCCAGCGGCCAGGACTACAACGGGCTCTACGACCAGGTCACCGGCCTGATCGGTGGCATGAAGGTGGGCGACCTCGATATGGAGGACGGCACCAGCATGGGCGCCCTGGCCGATGCAATCGAAGCCCTCCCGGACAACTTCAGCCGCGCCGTGTTCGACCTAGTCGTGAACAACGACGGCCAAGCCGCGACCACGACCGCGGTGCAGCAGAGCAACGCGCTGCTGGCGGAGCAGAACCAGCTGCTGCGCGACCTCCTTTCCACCACCACTCAGGGCGTCCGCACCTCGGCCAGCTCTGCCTTGCGTCAATCGCTCAACGCCATGTGAGGTAACTCATGCTGCAACGGAAACTCACGCTGGTGGATATCGGCGGGAGCGCTTTGCCGTCTCCATCGCCGGCCGCGCCGCGCTACGCCAACTGGTTTCCGATGCCGTACAAGGCGGCCGCCGTGCCGCCGGTGGAGGGGGTTACCCCGAATCCGGTGGCGGATGGCGTCCTGATCGAGTGGGCGGCCGTCGACCAGGAAGGCGTCATCTACGTGATCGAGCGCGGCCCGAGCGCGCAAGGTCCGTGGACGGAGATCCACCGCACCACCGAAACCCGTTACCTCTATAGCGACGGCAGCGGGCAGAAGTGGTGGTTCCGGATCACCCCGACCGTGCGCGGCAAGGCCGGCGCCGGCAGCACGGTGGAGGCCACCGCGCCCACCACCACTGCCGACCTGGTCGAGCAGCAGGAGAAGCTGGCGGCCGAGACGCTTGCCCGCATGCGGGCCGACGCTGCCGAAACTGCCGCCCGCGCGGCGGCCATGGCGCAGGCCGCGCAGGATCTGTTGGCCGAGGCAACGCTGCGCCAGCAGCAGTACACGCAGGCCATGCAGGGCATTGCCGACGAGGCGCGTGCCCGTGCCGATGCGGTGCTGAACGAGAAGCTGGCCCGTGAGGCGGCCATCAGCCTGGAGCAGCAGACCCGGCAGAGCGAGGTCGAGTCGCTGGCCCGCGCGCTGTCCGAGGTGGCCGCCGGCAGCGGCACGCAGTTCGATAGCCGCGCCATCTGGTACTTCGATCAGACGGTGGAGGGCTGGGCCGGGAACGGCGCGCCCACGCTGGTGGACGGCTGGCTGCGGCCGGCCAATGCCGCGGCGACCCCGTGGGTGCAGTCGCCGGCGGCGCTGGCCGTGGACGGCAGCGCCTACCGCTTCGTGAAGCTGCGCGTGAAGCGCGTTGGCTCGCCGACGTGGGCCGGCTTCCTGCAGTGGATCACCCCGACCGACCAGAACTGGAACACGCAGAAGCGGGCGGCCATCGCCGAGCCGGCGTGGGACGCCAACGGCGTGGCCACGGTGGATGTGCAGGACATTGCCTGGTGGCCGGGCACGGTCGACCGCATCCGCCTGCAGCTGGGCGCAGCGCAGACGGTGGCCAATTACTACCTGGTGGACTGGGTGGCGGTCGGGCGCCCGACGCCGGGCGCGTCTGTGGCGCTGGTGCAGGCCGAGACCGTTGCTCGCACCAACGCGATCGCAGCGGAGGCGAGCCAGCGCAACACCCTGGCTGTGCAGATGCGGGGCAACTACACCGGCACGGACCCGCTGCAGCTGACTGCGGGCCTCGCCTATGAAGAGTTGAAGGCGCGAGTGGCGGCCGACAGCGCCCAGGTGCAGCGCATCAACGCGATGGAGGTGCGGATGCCGGCCGGCACGGGTGGCCTGGCTACCTCGGCATCGGTACAAGAGGAGGCGCTCGCACGGGTGAGCGACGTTGCCGCACTGAGTCAGTCGATCACCGCCGTCAACGCGAAGCTGCCTGGGCTGATTGCTCAGGGCAGCAACATGGTGCTGGACGGCGGCTTCGAGCAAGGGGAGGGAGGCGGCTGGACGTTCCCCAATTCGGCGGCAGTGGCCATTGTGGCGGAGGGGCGCTCGGGCAAGTGCCTGCGCGTGCTCGCCGCCGCCGGCACTCGGACTATCACTGCAAATGCTGGCGCGAACATGCCAGTGGTGCTCGGCAAGAAGTATCGGGTCAGCGCCTACTACCAAACCGACGCGGACTATAACGGCAGCTCAGGCAACGGCAAGGTACGAATCGGCAACCAGGACGGTGGGCTGATCGCAGGCTTGGCGTTTGCTGCGGGTCGAACCGACTGGACCAAGGTTGAGTGGGTGGGTACTGCCATTACGATCTCGGCACTTCGGCTGAACATCGTCTGTGACCACACCGCCGGCGTGCTGCGCGTTGACGACGTGATGGTGGAGGAGGTGACGGACGTTCTGGCCACAGCCGAAGGACTGCAGGCGCTGACCAACACTGTCCAGATCCAAGGCGGCCAGATCTCCTCGCAATCCAATCTGCTCAGCGCCCTTCGCACGGACGTTGACGGTAAGGCTAGCAACGCCGCCCTGCAGCAGCTGCAGTCCCAAGTGACCTTGCAGGGAAGCGATATCACGAGCATCGGCAACGCAGTCAGCAGCGTGACCGCATCGCTCGCCGCAGTCGGCGGCGACAACCAGCTCGGAAACAGTGGGTTTGAGGATGGGGCGAGTCCCGGGGCGGTGCCTGGCTGGAGCAACAACAGCGGCGGGCTGGGCGGTGCCACGACTCGCAGGCTGTTTGCGGCCTCCACGCTGCCCAATTCGACCAGGGCTTGGCGTTGGGAGCTTGATAACGTACCGACTACCGGATATTTGGAGGCAATCAGCAACGCGTCCGTGAAGGCCGCGAAGGTCACCCCCGGAGAGCGGGCAACGCTCTCCGTGAATGTGCGTGGCAGCGCGGGTGCTCGGTACTTCCTGCAGGTGGCATGGGTCGACGCCAACAACAGCGTCATCTCCTATACGGGCCTGTCTGGCAACCAGACGTTGGCCGACGAAAACTGGTCAAGGAAGATCTTCACCACCAACGCGGTCGCACCGTCCAACGCAGTTCGCGCAAATTGCTACATCCGCATTTACGGTCTGAACATCGCCGGGCAATGGGTGGAGTGGGACAACGCGCAGCTGCAGGTGGGCGCCGTGGCCACAGGCTACGCCCCCTCTCTGGACGAACTGTCGGTGCAGTCCGCGGCAAATGCTGCGGCCACCAGCGCGCTTAACGTGACCGTTTCCGCATTGCAGGGCACTGTCTCGTCGCAAGGCCAGTCGATCATCGCGGTGAACGCCAGCCTGGACCAGGCCAACCGGTCTGGCAGCAACATGGTGGTCGACGGTAGCTTTGAGTCGCGCGCTGTGGGAACGCTGATCCAGTCGTGGGCAGTGGTCGCTGCCGGTGGGAGAACTGGCTCCAACGCACTTCTGGTGTCGTTCGCTTCCAACCTCCGATCCACGTCTCTGCAGACGTTCGACGTGCAGCCCGGACGCACCTACTACGGGGAGGGGTGGGTAAAACGGGTGGGGCCTGGGGCAGGAACGATGCAGTTCCGACTGCAGCTTAGTGACAATGGAGCATCGCAGACCTACCCGAACTTTCAGACCGTCACCCTGGCAAACGTCCCCGAGGACGCTTATCAGAAGGTTAGCGGCAAGATCACCATCCCGGAGGGTAAAAACCGCGCGGTTCTGCAACTGAACAGCTCCAATGCAACGACGAGCGCTACTCAGCTCTTGTGGGACGACTTCCTGCTGTTGGACGTTACGGAGGCGAATGCCGCGCAGTCCGCCGCAGATGCCGCCGCGGCTGGTGTCAGTTCCCTGACTGCGACGGTGACCCAGCAGGGCCAGCAAATTGCAGCTCAGGCCAGCCGCATTGATGGCGTGCAGGTGTCCATGGCCGGCAAAGCTGATGCTTCTGTCGTGCAGGAAATGCGCGTGCAGCTTAACAACCAGGGCGGTGGTGGCAACCTGATTGCAAACAGCACCTTTCCGAACTGGCAGCGCACTGGGTGGGGTTGGGCGTCTAGCATCGGCTATCAGGAACTGGGCAACCCTTCCGGCAATGCCGACTTCATCCCGTATGGCCTGCCTAGCGCGATCGGCAGCATGCGCCCAGGCGCAACAGGAACCAATCCTGACTTCTATTACGTGACAGAACAACGCATGCCAGTGGAGCAGGGAAAAACTTACTGTTTTTCTGCATACTTCAACACGCACAGAACGCAAGCGCGTATCGGAATCGACTTCTACAACAGTGCCGGGCAGATGATTGCGGGTTCGCCCTACTCGGCGTTCTCTGGGGTTTCGGCAATCGGTCGCGAGGATTTGCGGGCGTATCCGCGTCCGTTCGTTATTGCCAAGCCGCCCGCAGGCGCTGTGTCAATGCGTGTTGCTGTCAACCTGAAAAACACGGGTGAAAATGACCCGTACTTCTGGATGTTCTATCCGATGCTCTCGGTAGTGGCTGAGGGTGCCACACAGCCGCCGCCGTATGAAGCAGGTGACCAAGCATCTGCGCAGTGGAACCTATCGGTTCAAGCCAACGGGACTATTGCGGGTATGCGCTTGGGCGTTACCGGCGAGACGTCGTCGCTCGACATCTTGGCCAGTGCGGTCAACATTCTTTCGCCTGGCGGCGCTGACGGCTTCGAACTGACCAAAGGCTATCTGCGTGTGTGGTCAGGGAATTCGCAGCGGATCATCGGCAACAACTTCGGAGCTGATGGTCTGGTGGACTACTTTGGTCCGAACGTCGGCGCTGGCAGCGCGAACAAAGCCAACGCGACTATGTGGATGGATCGCAACGGCAACGCCTACTGGGGCGGGGCTATCGCGGCGGGCATCCTCCGTAACGCAAACCAGAGCACCAGCATCCAGACAACTGGAGGCAACGTTCAGGTGGGTCCATTCGATACCAACGGGCGGAACAAGCAGGTGGTGGTTGGATTCAATCGTCAGCATCGCCGGAGCAAGAACGCACAGAACGGGCAGGGCTTCGTCGCGGGCGCCGGCACCAATGGCGGCACCATCAACCTGTATCGGCAGCTGGATGGCCAGGCCGAGACGTTGTGGCAGCAGATCCCGATCACCGGCAGCGTCAACATCGTCAATGAGACCGATGGCCCTGACACGGCCGATTCGGCCTGGTCGGCGTCTCTCACGCTGAACGACAACAACAACGGTACGACACGCCGCAGCTACCGCGCCGAGATCGTGAGCTTCACCGAACAGACCGTTACCCACCAGTCGGGGGGCTTCGACAGTCAGACGATCACGCAGAGCCTGTCGATTGTGTCCATCGAGCAGTAAGCCATGCGGGGCTGGCGCTTGCCCCGCTTTTCCTACAGGAGATACACCATGCTTGCACGTGCACAGCTGTACCAGAAGATCGAGAACGCGGACAACCCGGGGAAGGTGCAGTTGATCTTCCGCGCCACCGATGGCTCTGGCGCCATCTTCAACTTTTTCGTCTCCCCACAGGTGGCGGCACCATATATCACGGCCGCCGAGTACGACTTGGGCGCTGAAGAGATCGTGGCTCAATCGCAGGCCTAGGCAAGTTCCCGCTACGCGTCGGTGGAGTGAGTAAGCGCTGATTCGTCAATCTGCGCTCCGACGAGCCTCAGGCCTCGCTGGAGCGCGGTATTGAAATCGCAGCTTCCTAAGCCGGCATGCTGCTCCGAGATATAGGGCAGCATGTTCGCCCAAAGCAGAGAAAGCGTCTGACCGGCGGGATGCGCTGCAATGGTCGCGCGCAAGCCATATTCCAGCGCCTTGATATAGCCACTTTGAACCTCGAGTTGCGCTTCGACCTGCTCAAGGCGATGCGCCAGCGGAGAGGGGGCGGTGAGCATGGGGCCTCCATAGACAGACGGTAGGGTTGCGGTAATAGTGAGGCGGCCCCGAACGGACCCGAGCCTTGAGCATCCTCAACGTTTTGCTATCGCCGGATCAACTGCTTGTCGCTGTCGACACGCTGGCCGAGGACACGCGTACTGGAGCGAAGTCGGCAGGAGCCAAGGTGCTGTTGATCCCGCAGCACAATTTGGCGCTGGCGACGCGCGGGAGCGCGCAGTTCTTTCTTCGCGTCTACGAGCTTGCCTTGCAGGCCAGTTTCCGCGCTGACTTCACCATGGAGCAGCTAGGTAGGGAGCTTGGGTTGGTGATTGATCAGTTGTGGCCAGCGTACGAGAAAGCCGCACCGGAGGCCGGGATCGCACCGTCAATGATAGGGATCGAGCTCGTGCTGGGCGGATGGTCGTCGCAGGCGAACCGTATGGTGCCCATGGCATATGCCAAAAGCGTCAGCGGGGAGCCCGCACGACGGCAGCCGCTGGAGGGTGGTCTGGCCTCCCCTGGGGAGCCATTGAGAGGCCGGCCGGATGGCTTCGAGCCGGAGGCGGGCCGAGTCCAGCCGTCATGGCTAAACAACGCCAGCGGCAGCCAAGTCGCCGGCGGACGACTTCTATGTTTAAGTTTGAGCCGATTGAGAGCGAATCTGGCTGACTTAGGAGCGATATAGGTCGTCTGGATTGATTCCAGCCGATCTCAGCATTCGATCGCGCCTAACCTGCTGCGTCCACTCTGCGTCTAGAATTTCATGACTGACACGCTCAACGACTTGGCAAAACGAACATGTCAGCTCAAGTCCAGCAGAGACTTTCGAAAAGCCCATCCCCGCTGTAAGTCGACACTCCTTGTCACAGGTCCCGCATCTGCACAGTATTGCCTGAATGCTGCCAAGCAGGCCGTTTGGATTCAGCGACGCTTGGATCCTCAGGATCCGGAATGAGCTAGGGGTAAGCATGTGTCTAGCCAGACGGGGCCGGACACAGACGCAAAGGATTTCGCGCCCGAGAAAAGCCAAGGAACTGGATCTTACCGTGTTCCAAGTGTGCTTCGCATGATGAGTGACTCTACGTGGGCAATTGGCTCGGAAAAGCACTCAAGCAGAAATGATTGCCCAGCAGCCACTGGCGATCTCTTCCGCACCCGGGTCGCCGCGCAAACTGGAGCGTCGCTGCAGGTGCTCCTTCAACTCCAGTAGCCAGGCAGGCCGATCACCATGAGGGTTCCTCACGTAGATGTCACATGCCAAGCGAATTATGGGAGCAACCTCATGGCGAAAGTTCAACGCAGGAAGGGAACCCGCGTTGAAGGCCAACTCCCAGTGGGCTAGCTCTCTTTCGATGTCGACATAGTCTTTGTTGCGGCGGCTTTCCATGGCAGTTCTCCTTTGGACGCTTGAACTCTACTCCCTCGATGGTGCAGCCGTTTGCGGCATCGTTCATAAAGCGGGGCTGGCGCCACGCTTGGATAACAGTGAGTAGAGGAGTGTTTGCAGGGCAGCATCAGCTGCATTGGAGTGACGCATGAACAACATCGAGAAAGGCCAAGCAGCAAACAACAACGACACCAGCGATGCAAAGCGCGCTGGCCAGCAAGGGCAGCAGGGCCAGGTCGATGGCGAAGAGCTCGGCGGCGCCCCAGGTGGAAAGGGCGAGAAGGACCCTCAGAAGCAGCAGCAAAGCAGCCAGGATGGCGGCCAACAGGGAAGTGGTAAGGAAAAGCTGGGTGAGCAGCAGAACGCTCGTCGATAGGGCACAAAGAGAAGCCGCGCCTTGCGCGGCTTTCTTCTTGGCTGGGAGGAGCTAGGATCAATGGCTTTACACGAGCAAGCGGTAAGCTTAATGACCAAGATCATGTACCAGTTGCGGCCTGCTGGTACGACGACCATGGGGTCATGCCGATCCTGCCATTCTCCAAGTCCGGGAGGAATGGAGTGTGCTCGTTGCCTAACGGAAGAATTGGGAAGAATCATAAAAAACCGCGGGGCCGCGATCCGCTGGCTTGATTCTTTCCTAAAGGTCCAGCAAGACGAGGCTCAAGTATTTTTGTGCGCTAGCCGTGCCAGTCCTGATCCATGCGCCTGAGATCTCAAGAGTATTGGATCGAGCATGAGCTTTCACATCAGCATCTACGATAGGAACGGCAAAGGTCTGCGGCTCCCCGAGGGCTGGTGGATTGATCTATCGCGTGAGTGCCCGGCGCTGGTCAGGCGATCAACACGAATTGATCTGCCAATGTCTTCAGTTGACGAACATCCCAGAATAGACCCCGTCGTCCTGATGGATCTTCATCGTCGTATAGAAGGTGCCCAATGGCTGACCTAGAAAAATACGACCCCGTATGCGTGCGCTGGCTCAGCTTTCGCCTGCGAAACGGACAGTCGATCGGTCCTGAAAAGTTGAAGGCTGTATGGTCAGATGCTGCCGAGACCAACAGCTGCAGTGTCCGCAGAGAGCACGGTCCTGACGGTCATGTTGTCTATGTGCTGTATGCGTCACGTGGTCTTCCGATGCCGCGGAGGGCAGAAATGCGTTTGCGATCACTGCTCGAAGACGCTGGATATGCGTTCACCATGGGAGCAATTGCGGGCCGACATCCGGTCGGTGGGTAAGGGTGCCTTCGCGGTCCTGAATCGGCGAAGGGTCATCGCAGGCTGTGCGACGGCGAAGCGTAAGCATGCTCGGCATGCTCCCTTCCATCGGCTACCAAGGCTTCCGCACTGCCCCCATTCCGTCCGGCTGGGTCCAGATGGGCGAGCGCTGGGCGCTGTGGTGGAACGGGCGCGAGGTGGCCAGCGTCACCCCGAGCCGCGAGGGTGGCTACCGCCTGCACATGAACGCCCTGAAGATGTGGCAAACCAAGAACGCACCGGTTGCCAGCATCCGGCAGGGCAAGCGCTTCGCCGAGCGCTGGTGTGCCGCCAGGCTGTTTCCGGACTTGCCGCTGCGAGAGGCGGTCGTTCGCCTGACCGACAACACCCCCATCAAGCCGGGGCGGCCGCTGCCCGGCCTGCCGCCGACCCGCGAACAGCAGCAGCAGGCCCAGCGGCTGGACGAGGCGGCTGCTGCCGCGTCCGCCCGGGTGATGGCGGCGCTGGAGCCGATCCGGCCGCCGGCGGAGACCAAGCCCAGGGCGACGGATCCGAGGAAGGGGCGGTTGAGCGCGAGCGGGCGGCAGCACCCTCGCATCTGACGGCTTTGCTTCCAGAAAACTCCGGGTAGCCCCCTTGTGCCGCAACGGCTCCGGTGGGCGGCTTCCAGAAATCAATTCAATGTAAGTCTTTGATTCGTGCCCAGAGTCAGGCAGACTTCTAAGCCGGTGCTCCAAAAAAAAAGGACGCCCGAGGGCGTCCCTTTGATCTGGGCTCAGATCAAGTGCAAGAGCTGCATGAGCCATGCAATGAGTCCGAGACCGGCTCCGGCTTCGAAGCTAAAACGCTTCTCGTCCTTTCCCGGCTTTCCCCAGCTGGCGTCAATACGTAGCAGTGCCATAAGGCTCTCCTATGTATTTGCTTCCTGACCCATGTTGGGTTAGCCGGAAGCCCGAGGCCAGTGATCGCATTTTCAACTAAGAGGTGTTGCGCGTGCGATCACCGCTAACCTTGCCGCCGAATCTATCCCACGACTTGACGTTCTGCAACTAGCGCGTGTGACACGATGGAGTGCGGCTACGTTTCGGTGCGGACGGTGATCGAGGGCAGTACGTGGAACCCGTGGCTTCCCCGAAAATGGCGCATTGGACAGTTGGGGTTTAGGCGGGCCAATGGTAGGCTTCGCCCATTCAGGGGCAGGGATGGTTCCAATGGCAGTTCGGTTAGGACGTCTGGCGGTGGTGCTTGAGCAAGGTGCTACGGGCGACAGTAGGCCTGTGCGCGGCATGGTGCTAACACAGGAAGGAACTGTAGAGGCATGGGTAAAGCCCGTGGCTGACCTGCAGAGAGTGCAAGTCGAAGTCGCCTGCAGTCTGTTAGGACAGTTGCTGGATCTACCCATCCCCGAACCGCTAGTGGTGTTCATTGGCCCAGAGTTTGGTGGACCAAGTGTTGGATTCGGAAGCGGTGCTGTCGGGCATCCTAACGTTGCTCGCTGGATGGAAACCGATGCGGATGTTGTTCTCAAGCGGCTTCGGGAGTGGCCAAAAGTCGTGGATGCGGCTTGCTTTGATGAGTGGATAGGGAACTGCGATAGGCATCCAGGGAACCTGATCTACGATGGTCAAGGTTTCTGGCTGATCGATCACGACAAGGCGATGCTTCCTCTAATTAAGCTGGACGCTCTCTCGCCGATAAATCAGCTATTTGGCTTTGTTGTTGATGGCGCCGATGAGTCAAAACTGCTGAAGCTGCAACAGCTTGTTGGTGCATCAATGCACGATATGCAGAGATTCTCGGTCCAGGATCTTATAGACCAGACAGATTCTGCAGCATGGCCTCCAGCCACGCTGATACCACTTCGCGACTGGCTCGCAGAGCGTCAGAATCATCTGGCGAGACTGGGCAACGATAGAGTTCCCGCCAAACAGCTTAGGGTGATCTGATATGTGGAACGGCATTGACATTGACGCCTTTCCAGCGGCGCCGTCCGGAAGGTTCGTCTGGGCGCCAGTCTTCTTAGAGCCCATGGTGGGGAGCGGAGAGCGAATCGCGGTCGCAATAGCCGCCTACTCCTCAGAACATGGTGGGTTTGTTCAGCGCACAATCTCCGAGACCACCCTCCATTGCATGTACGGTATGCAGAGCGCGGCGATAGATGGACTGATCGCCTTTGCTGTGGAATCGGTTCATGAACACTTTTCCACCGGTGAGCCGCTGGAGAGTTGGGGCGCGCCTTTTGCAGGGTGCGTATTGGGTCCCACTCGTACAGCACTTGCCGGCAGTCCGGAACAGGCAGCGCAAATGGGCGGAAAACTCATTGCTAGTTTATGGAAATCGAGCGAGTTTCAAGTGCAGGAGCTGCGCGACTCAAGAGCGACGATGGACACCGATCAGTGGATGGCTCTAATTAAAGCAGAGGTCTTGGGTGCAAATCCCGCACTTGAAACGCGATTTAATCGAGAAGTCCGTGTAAAACCTGGTGCGAGTGCGACCCGAATCGGCTATCTGGGTGAGAAGATTGCCGCTAACTTTGATGCTCTGGTGTCGTCTAACATGAGCACTAGACGCCAGCGCGCCAAGTCAAAGCTGATGGATCTCCAAGCACTGCGTAGGCATGACCGACTGCTCAATACGAGGCACTCCTATGAGTTGATGTTGTGGGTTCCTCCTGCAAACAGTGCGGACTATTCGAATCAGCAAATCGACGCAGCGCGATCCGCGTTTTTGGAGTTGGAGGAGTTTGCAGATCGTGAGAACCTCCGTGTGCGGGACTTGAGCGAGCCAGCTGGAGCCGCTGCGATCATCCTTCAAGCCGAGGCCGCTTGAGGGGCGATCTACGCTGGATTCTCTGAAAAATGGATGCGGCTGTTGCAGTAGCTTGACCATGTTTCCATTAGTCCGCGCCTCTTTTCTAGCATGGTTCCTCGCTTGTAGGCGGCCTTAGCTTTATCCTGGATCCGGTGCGCTAAGGCTGCCTCAGAGAGGTCATCCGGGAAATCCGTTGTCTCGCTCGCCCAGTCCTTGAACGTTGACCTGAACCCATGAACCGTGATGTGGCCAAAGCCCATCCTCTTCAGCAGCGCCAGCATCGCGTTTTCGCTTAGCTGGTCGGACGTCAGATCGTTGGGGAACAGCAGATTTCGGCCCATACGCTGTCGCACCAGCGCCAACGCCGGCGGCGATAAAGGGATTGTGTGCTCCACCTTGCTCTTCATCCGGCCCCATGGCACGGTCCACGTTCCAGCGTCGAGATCAACTTCGTCTGGTGCTGCGCCAAGTGTCATCCCGGTCCGGGCGGCCGTATAGATCGTGAACTCCAGGGCGCGCGCCGCCTCGCCGGGGCGGGATCTCAATGCGACCATGAAGGCGGGCAGGTCTGCGTAAGGCAGGGCAGCGAAGTTCTCGACCTTGGTGACGGCGGTAGGCTTCGGAAGGATCACCGCGAGGTGGCCACGCCATCGGGCAGGGTTGTCGCCTGTTCGCTTCTTCTGGACGGTGGCTGAGTCCAGCACGGCTTCCATCCGCTGTCGCACCCGACTTGCGGTTTCTGTCTTCGTTGCCCAGATGGGCCTCAGTACAGCTAGGACGTGTTCGGTCTCGATGCGATCGACCCGCAGATCACCTAGCACCGGTTTGGCGTAGGTCTCTAGGGTACTCGTCCACTGGCCTGCATGCTTTGGGTTGGTCCAGCCCGATTGGCGCTCTGCGATGTACGCGACAGCCGCCTCCCAAAACGTCGGGATAGACGACGTGGCAATGGCTGCCGCCCGCCTCCCCGCAAGCGGGTCATGCCCGGCCTGAACCGATTTCCTCGCGGCATCAGCCGCCGCCCGCGCATCGGCCAAGCCGATCACATGCAGCGGGCCAAGTCCCAT